TCAGTGATGTACCAACCGTCACCGATATAATCAGTGATCTGGAGGGTTACGTTACCAGTGTCGATTGGATTGTAAACGATGTCTTCATTTTCGGTTACTTCCTGAACGGTAGCAGAACCGATAGACTTGATGTTCAGGGTTTCACCAGAACCGAAGTCAGAGACATCACGGAAGAAACCAGAGGGCAGCAGACCGTCCTTCAGGTTTCGCAGGATAAAGCTAGAATACTGCTGCGCTTCAATAAAGGCAGTAGTATTGTCAGTAGTGTGAGACATTAAGTCTTCTCCTTAACAGATTAAGTTTTAGGAGCAGAGGCTCTCCATTCATCAATAACATCTTTGGTGGATGCACCATACATGATGTTCTTCTTAGATGCTTGCTCTCCAGTGCCTTTTAGGGCTCCAGGGTTCACATCACCTTCAGCAATGCCGGGTGTGCCTTCTGCTTTTGGTACGCCGATGAGGGCAAGGGCGGCTTCAGGGCTAGATTTTGCTAGAGCTTTCAGGGCAGCACCGGTCATACCGACTTTGCCTGCTGCTTCAGCAAACTTCTCTTCAGCCTTGTCACCGTAAACTTCAGTAAGCTTACCTTGCACAGTGCCCAGATTCGCCGTTTCACGGTTAACCTGTTCATCCTGCTTCAGACTAGCTCTTACTAATTCAACAAGTTTGGCCGGATCGACAGCCTCTGGCTGAGCGGTCTGCTCTGCGGGCTTACGATCTGGATCAATCTTGGACAGTACGTCTTCCAGTTTGGTAGCTTTCTCAAGTGCCTGACGCATACTTGCATTCTCTTTTTCGATACGTGCAATATGCTCTTGCGCTGGGGCAATTGAACTCAAAGCTGAACCGAGGTCAGCGTACTTCTTTCCTTCTCCAATCAATTCAGCTACCTCGTTAGGCATCTCAATAGATGGAGTGGCTGCGGCAGCAGGTATTTGACCTGCTTCAGGGGTAGCGGATTGGTCACCGCCAAATAGTGTGTCATCAGACATTGTCAGTCCTCAAGATATGATAGCAATTTTTTCAGGATATCGCGTTGACCGTGCAAAGCAACTTTCTCCGCGTTCCAATTCAAGTCGTACTCAGAATTCCAGAATTCCTTTTCAATACTTGCAAGTTCCTCTCGCAAGAGATACCGGATCACCTCCCATGCTGGTTCGTGTGCGGATAGAAAAGCATTCTTATCTTGCACCTCCTTCAGTAAGGTCTTCCACTTAGAAGTAAGTTTCATTACTTCTTCCTTCGAGCGTTCTTAGTCCGAGGAATCGAACGATTCTTCGATTTAGACTGTACACTCAAATTCTTACGTGAGTTATTACGAGTATTGTTATCCTTATGGGCTACGTCTTTACCGTCTCCCTTACGGACTTTGCCAGCTTTCTCCATTTTACGCCTTGCTGCGTTGTTACGCGCACGCTGCTTCTTGGCCTTCGCTGACTTGCCTTGTTTCTTGTACTCAGTATCATAATCACGCTTGTAGTTCTTCGAACTCGGCATCTAAGGGCTCCTCCGTATCTGTCATACCTTCAGCCATAACCTGATCTTCTGCGGTTTGACTGAGAGCCTGAGTTTCTTTTTGTTCAGCAATGGCGACATTCGGACGGAAGATTTCAAATCTACCTAAACCGAAGGTATCCTCGATAAGCTTAGAAAGCTGTTTAGAGGACGTATGAGGCCTTACCATCTGTCCAAGAGGAGAACTAAACAGACCGGTCAGGTTCTGTACAAGCTGGCTCCTAGCGGCGAAGTGGCGAGCCCCTACTGGGCGTATTCTGCCATTTGCTGTGATGTCTTCTCGTGTAACATCGATGAACTGCTGAACACCGAATTCATCATCAATAGTACGAACGACATCTGTTGCTATCATGTTCCTACGAGCAAGCTCTAGCATTCTATTCAGTAGAGGCTCTAGGAACTCCGTTTCAAATTGAGTAATTTTGTATTGGAAGATTCGACTAGCTGCATTCTCAAGCTGACCCACCTCGTAAGCCGTCTTCTCACCGGGAGTCCTGAATCCAAGTGCCTGTTTAGGCGCACCTGCCATCTCTTCCATTTTTGCTTCATACATTGCGATTTGGTTTTCAGCAGAGATGACACCATTCAGGTTCTTACCCATCTCTTCGACTTCACCATCATCGCCGAGGTCGATTTCTTCGTTCGGCCCCCATTCAAACTCTTCAACATTGCCTCGGATCTTAATAGGCGGGAATACAGCTAGATCTAGTGCATCTGCCTTCAAGTTCTCAAGGTGATCGATACGATACTGTAATCCAACTAGGTTATCGAGTGGCCCCATACCATAGAGATTATCTGGGCGAGTCCTCCAACCAACGTGGACATAGTCCGTATTAGGTATCCAGCTCTTACGCGCTGTATTTCGAGCCACATGCAAACGATCAACAACAGTAATCTGGCGATCTATTAATAGTTCACCAGTATGGATATCGTGGATATCTCCTTCAAATTCAAGGATCTCTACATACGGGCTGTTATAGTAATCTCCTAAACTCGTAAAACCATCTACCTCAAAACCGAGAGCTTTGTCAATATCCGCATATTCATACTTAGATAGGGTATGTCGAGCTTGTTCAATCTTTTCTATAATATCAGCATAATAGCCAAGTTCCGGCTTCTCCATAACATCCTTTTTCAACTGTCCAAGAGTCTTCATGACTCGAACAATTTTAGGAGTTTTAGAAAAAGAAGATGCCGTATTATCGAATACTATATCGAGCGGACTAAAGCGAACAGCTTTTGGGCCAATATAACCAGGGATCTCATCACTAGTTACAGGGTCGATTTTCTTCTCAACGACAAACTCTGCGGTAGCAATAGCATTCCCATAATCAATATAGTCTGCTAGACACTGTCGAATAACTTGTCTGAAATTACCATCCCGAAGCTTTGTACCCATATACGCTTCGATAGCTGTAACCTTATCTTTAATTGTAGCATCAATAGAGTAGCCTTCCCACTTCAACCAATCATCATTAGGGAATAGAGCTAGCTCATAGTTGGCCAGTAGATTATCCCTAATCTGGGTAAGTTTTGGAAGAACTGTCTTATTGCGCCAAGGTAGTCCACCAGCAGAGGTCATTGAAGTGTCTGTGGCAAATAAATATTGCCTCAGTTCTAATTTCTCTGCTTTCCATGGATCTCTCTGTAGCTCCAGTCGTTGATACTGATGAGCAATATTCTGTGCTACATTATTAGCCGATGCAAGCGTCTGTAGCTCAAGTACTTTATCATTACTTGACATTAGTTTTCATCTCCTAGTGGGCTGCACCAAGACCACCGAAGCGGCTATGTGCTTGCAATTGTACTCGATTAGAGCGATCCTTTCTAGCCCGACGTGTAGGTGCAACTGCAACATCAATTGCAGATGCTAATACGTCCTTGACATCATCATGAGCTGGGTTGGCCTGCATCACTTCCTCTTCAAGTGTGTGACAATGCCCCCCTTTATAATGGAAGATAGAGCCATTCTCATAGCGTGGGATAAGGATTGAATCAACCCTCTCCTGCTTGGTGCCTTCATGACGGGTAGGCTTAAATGTATCGATAGATAACGATAAACCATTTGGACGAATATACTGAAGTTTCAATTCTTCTACAATAGCCGCCTGTGCAGCAGTAGCTTCAGCCCGAATCTTACGGAAATACCATTTATTATGAAGATTCAAAATAGATTGGTAGTAATCTCGGATCTTATCTGTCTTGAAACGATCAATCTCTAATACATATACATTATTTTCTGAGTCAATACCGATTACAATAATCGCTGTGTAATCCGCTCTCTTACTTGTTGAGTATGCAAAATCAACAGCAGCTACGACATTTAGTCGATTGCCTCTATAATACCAAGCACCATCCTCATAGATAACATGCTTTCTCTCATAATACTGGAAACTACTGCGGTCAATTCTATCCAGAGAGGGATCATTGGGATTATTGTAGTATTGAGCATAGAATTGAGTGCGATCAACATATTTAGCTCTCTTTCTTGCCAACTCTTTTTGGTCAAATCCGAAAAACTTGCCATCTTTCCTGCGCTCCCTTGGCCAGAGGAACACACCTTCTTCCTCGACCACGCGCTCAAAGACCTCGTAGACTCTTTCAGACCCGATCATTTCACCGTAGTCGTCAAATATATCTTCTTCCATCTCTAAGAGAGTATCGTATAGATCGGCAGGGTGATAACGAGTACCGACAACAGTCTCAGTTGCACCCGTTGTTTCGATAGATGCTAACTGAGAGTACATAGCAGCAACTTTTCTACGACCTTCTTCGGTATATGCATTACCGGGAACTACCACATCATCAAGATACACATCTGTAGCATGAAATCCAGTGATGTTTGTCGTAAGTCCTGCCGCCTTTATAGACGGATCACGAATACCCTCAGCCTTTCGGATGGGATGATCTACCGCTACTTCCGTCAGTGACCATGTTTCACGCTTACCAACATCAGGATGGAGCATGTCTGGCCAATAACGATGGTAGATTTCGTTATCCAGCATATTCTTTATTGCATAAAGCTGTTTCTCTGCAAGAGCTGATGTAGCTGATACATACAGAATAGTCTTGTCAGGGGTCTTAGTAATAGTCCATGCTGCCTTAACAGCAGCACAATGACTCTTCTGATGGTCACGAGGAAGCAGGGTAAGCTGATTGTCCTTTCTGCCGTCTCTCTGCCACCAATCGAAGAGTTCATCGTGAACTGCACCATAAACTCGGTTTGGATTAATCAATCGAGCAAAAACCTTCAGATCACCTTCGGCAGCTTTACGAATCTTCTCGATTACGTGATCTGACATTAGTTGATCCTAATACCGGAGCGTTCAAGGTCACCCTTAACATCTTTAGACAGCTTAGCTTCTTCCTTAGCTGCCTTCTGAATATCCTCATTCTTAGGACGTCCTTTAGCCATCTTTTCCTTGTACTCTTTAGTAGCGAGGAACTTAGAAGCCTGATAAGCTTGGTTACCTTCACCAGAAGCCATGGCACGAAGATGTTGAATCTCTTCAGCGTGTAGCTTAGCTTCTAATTCTTCACGCCACTCTGTAATCAGAGGGCCGGTAAGTTTACCTTTCTCAAGACGCTGGAAATGTTTCCAACTTCCAAGAACTTCGATAGCAAACAGGTAACCAGTTGGATCATTGAAATCCATGAAGATCTTACGAGCTGAGATATATGTGTCACCGTGAGTATTAGTATAATCACGTTCACGGATAGTGAAAGGTGGTACTATTTTAGAGCGGTGACGAGTTGTGTGGCTGAGTTCAAAGAATAGAGCAGCCGTTGAGTAACCTGCACTTGGGTTATCATCCCGCAGACTCGTGATAAAGTCTCTGATCTTATGAATTTCTGTCAAATCCATGTTAATCTCCTAATTGGTGCGTGGGGTTGGAGTCGAACCAACACAGCCAAAGGCCACTGGGTTACAGCCAGCTTATCTCGCCAGTGATTGCCCACACAATAAAAGTAACCCCT